AAGAATCGACAAGCAATGTCGTGTAGTGTTCAGCGTTTTGTCTTGCACGATCTATCATGTCCTTCATCACTACATCGGAAACAGGTATAGTGTCTTCGCTTTGGCGTTGCACGAGCGTGCCGTTGTCCATACGATAGCACAGGTTAGGCGTTACATCCACCATCACCCACCACAATAGGCACTTTTGAATATAATCCTCAAGTAATACTTGATAGTTGCCTGCGATTGTGTTGTTGGCTACATCGTCCTTAATCTTGTTCAGCAGATTAGTTCCCAAAAAGGGAAGCAGCCATTTATCCTGCGCCAAATAGACCGATGGATAAAGCAAGTTAGGGTCAACACTACCATTAATCGTAGTGTACTTCTTGATGTAGTTCTCTGATATTAGTAGTACCTCTGCCATAGTTGTAATTATTGATTGCCGTAAATAGGATTGGTTGGTAGAAAGCCGTTATAGGGCATGTCCTCAGGAAGCTTTGCAACAAGTGAATTGTTTCGCACCTTATAGCCCATACGTTCAGCAAGTGCAACAGCTATTCTCTTTGCATCGGGGTCGTTAGGATTAATCTTTGCGCCTTTTGCATCTACATACACACGCTTTTCCCAAAAGTGTCGGCAGTTACCACCGCCTTTGTAGAACCAAATGTCGTATGTGTCTGCGCCCTCTGGTCCCCATCCGGGATTAACCGCTACATTTTCCATCGACACGATGTCTTCTTTGCGGTAAAGCTTACCTGCTTCCACCATCTTCTTGCAGAATGGGCGCATATTATCATGGGTAAAACTACCTGCATACACATAACGTGTAATAAAGTATTTGCCATCGATAATCGCGTCTTGTTCGCTCTTTGCCGCAGGTCGTGCCGCTCCTGTGCGCACTGCAAATTCGTGTTCGATTTCTTCATCTGCGTTGTAGGCATCAATGAGCAACCACTCTTCTTTCCAGTCTTCGCCTAATGCAATAAGCGCATCGCCTACTGTGCTATCATCTTTTTTTTTTTCGTCATTCATGATGACTTCAGTCGGTTGCAATGAACCGCTAACCACATCGGCAAAGATTGCATCAACTGTTGCAGCAGGTAATGTTGGGAATGCAGCTTGCACGATTGCCTTTGCGCTTGATACAGGTACAGCACCTGCAGCACTTTGCATCACAATGTCAACAAGCGATGTAATCTGCGCACCATTCAAGGCTGTTGCAGCGACATCGGCTGTTGTTCCACCTGTTGTATCCGCAATCACTTCTGCCTGCTCAACTGCGAGTGGTGTGTTTGGTATAATCTCAAACGTAACACCCGGCATTTGATTGCTTAGTAGTTCCTCAAGGCTATAATTAATCTTTGCCTGATACGGCTCAATCACTTGGTTGTTGAATATCTCAAGACCTGTAGCCATCTCATCCTTATTGCTACCAAATCCTGTGTTTTCGCGAATACCAAATAGAAGTGGTGTAGTAACACGATGTGCAGTAATAATCTTTTGTTGTGCCGTATCATTCATCAATTGATACTGCTTGTCCGCATCGTTTACAGGGAATGGTGTAACCTCAGTCTTTGGTTGGTCACGCTCGTTAAAAAACATTACAACCTTACCTGCGTTACGTGCGCCCGACATCTTATTCTCCCAATCCATCATCATCTGCTGCTTCTGCTCGGGCGTTGCCTGCCCGTTGTAGAAGTTGATAATGGTTGATGGGAAAAGACCGTTGCTTATTTGGTTGATATGGAAGATTGAAATCTGCTTGTCTAACTCAATGTAGTTGATAGCACTCCAATAGTCGGGGCGTGGGTACACATCCGAACCGGTGTAAGTGAAGCACCAATAGATTTGGCGTGGCTCTTGTTCGCGTGTCAAGTAGTTATACTTGGGAATGAACTCAGGAGTGTTTCTTTTCTTGCGTGTGTTTGACCAATCGTAGCTGTGGAAGATTCCAATCTCACTATCGTCATCCTGATTCACCGCGATGCGGCATTCTTCAAATGGTATTGCGTTTAGCTTGCTAATCACCGTGCGGTCGTTGCTCCAAATCACTTCGATATAAAACCCACCAAACAACTTCAAGTCATGCGCACAGGCATAGGTTAGGCTATCAATTTTAAGTGCGTCAAGTTCTGCCTGATATTGCTCCGACTGAATACCCTTCCCTGCTATCATGTCACCAATGGCAACCACTAAGCTACCATGCACGGGTGATTCATGCGCAAGGTCGCGCAGGTATTGTGGAAAGTCGTTTTGGTCTCCGTAGTTTACCCAACCTTTGCGGTCTACTTTTTCCGCATCTGACTTAGCAACATACTCGCTAAGCTTCAATGATACTATATTCGATTCATTATGGTTCATAGATGATGTCATTTGGTATGGTTACTACAGGCACATCAAACCACGTTGTATTCTGATTTAATACAGCATATCCACGCTGGCACAAACCAATAACAAGACCGCTTGTCGGGTCAGTATTGCTTGCAGAATTTTGTCCGTATACTTCATACCTGTATCTGCCTGCTAATGTAAGACCAACTGTGGTGATTTCAAGTTCCGTTATGCGCACGTTTTCATTAACGATGACCGCAACTTGTGCAAGGTCATTGCCCGTTGTGCTATTCTCTTCGTGCGTTAAAATTAAAAGGTAGTTTGTGAAGGCTGTAGCAAAGTATTGCCGTGCTTCGTCAAGTGATAAGAACACTTGTTGGTCTGGTGTATTTGTTTGAAGATAGATCATTGACTTTATTTGAAAAAGGGGCAAGTGTAAACCTGCCCCCTTTAATACAACAAGAACACAACGGAAAACAATCTTAGTAAGCAGGGCTTACCGTAATGCCAGCGAAGTTATCGAAAGGCACAGTAGTGAATGGCTCAAGGTGTACAGCAGGAGCAAGTTCTTCTGCAATTGTAGTCACTTGGTAACCCATCAAATCTGCCTTTTGCGCACCCGATTGAACAGTACCTGCAGTCAGCTGCGAGCCTTCGCCTGCACCAACCAACAAGATTTGGTCATCATTGGTACGAACAAACACAATCATCTTTGCTTTTGCTACGTTCAAGAATTCGTTGCGCATGTCTTGGTTCAACTTACCGAAAGTCCATCCAACTTCTTGAGAGAAAAACAATGTACCTGTTTCAAGGTTTTTGTTTACGGTCTCAATGTATGAACCGCTGTTGCGGAAAGGAACGTAACGATAGATAGTTGCCGTTGGCAATCCATCCACTTCGCCATCAGTACCACCATAGGTGATACCTGTTTCAAAGTCTGCGTAGTTAGCAATCAATACTTCTTTAACACCTCCGATACCTTCAAGGCATCCGAGTGTAAAACCTGTAGTTAATTCACAAGCCATTTTATATAGTTTTAAAAGGGGGCTGTTACACCCCCTTGATTATTAATTATGCTCCCCAGTAGGTGATGTCTTCACCAACTGCAATCTGCGCTCCGATGTAGAAACGAGCACCGTAACGAACGTTCTGTGAACCATCCAAGTTCTGCATGTCCAAGATGAACACTTCGTTCATTTGGTTTTCCTGCCATGTACCGAGCATCAAGTTGCTTGGCTGTGCGAAGATGATGTTGTTTGCAGTCATACCTGGGCAAACGTAGATTTCGTACATTCCTACGAAACGACGGCTAACCTCTGGTCCACCTGTCAAATACCATCCATTGCCGGCAGCAATTTGCGCTTGCATGTAAGCTTCCCATGCAGCCTGTCCCATGTAAATTGCAGGCTTTTCAGCAGCACCTTTTACAGCGGCAGGAGCAGTGTTGATTACATCCCAAATGGTCGCGATGATGTTACTATCGCTCAATGCGCCTGAACCCGCAGATACAGCACCTGAACCACCTGCCTTAATCAAAGTTTCAAAACCATCGTATTGACCTGCAGTTGCGTTAACGCCTGACCACATGATGGTCTCGTTAGCAGCAGCAATACCACCAACCAAGCGACCAATGATAGCGTCTTGGATTTGTGTATTAACACGACCGCTCATTACATCGGCAGTTGTCCAGTCAATGAAGAAGTCCTTCTTGCAGATTTGGCGTTGAACTTGGAATTCTTCCAAAGTCAAGATGCGCTCAGTCAAAGTGATTGTGCCTGTTGGCGTGAAATCACAAGTGCCTGCGGCAAATGTTACAGTGTCATCAATTTTACGTACTACTGATTTGTAAGGTACGTTAGGCTTCATTGTCACGTAC